CCACCTTTCTTTGTGTTTTGTTTTGCCATGAGATATATTTCATGCCCCGGGGGGGACCATTTCAGGGGGATCACAAAGTGGTCTCTTCTGTTTGTTCTTCTTGTGCCTGGAAAATCTCATGGAGGTAAGACGCATCTTCCTTATACCGAACACCAACAGTATCCCTCTGTCGATGCCATGCAGGACGCATGGACCAGGTACTATTCTCTAACACCTTGTGTAAGAAGTTTGGAGGGAGGGGGGGAACACCACCTTGATCTTTCATAGAAAGCTTAAAGTGATTCCACCTCCTCGCCCCAAATATCTTTACATGCTTGTTAGAGGATAGATCCTCAAACCATCTTCTCATCGCCATCAATCTGTATCCCAAACCACCATCACGAGCATATGGGTCCAAAATACCGTCTGCCGATCTCGGAGGGCCGAAGGCCGCACCAACGGGCAGAGGACCAAACTTGTACATACCCTTGGTAAGTTCAATCTCAATGTAAGACTCATAACGGTTTGAGATTTTACTAAAACTGTTACGAGTACCTTCTTGATAGTTGAATATTCCAAGACGATGTGCATTCATCCACATAAGTTGATTCTTAGTGAACTCATGTTTGGGTGGGACAGGTGCACCAAAAGCACCATACTCCACAGGCCCATAGAATGGACCGGGAAACCCACGAAGGATAGGATAATACTTCCGGAACATAGACAAATATTTAGTGTGTGTATCAGGTGTAGAAAACCTGTTAAACTCACGAAATAACTGAGCTAACTGTTCCCAGGGAAGTATCTGCCTACCATTGTTAAGGTCTACCTGTCTGTCTAAGGGCATATTGAGGAGTCCCACATTCGGAACATCAAGTGCAACCCATCTATCCTTCTCCTTAGAATAGGTACAGTAAACAGAATTCACCAATGCCAGATCCCTAGAATAGTAGTTCTTCCCAATGGAGAACTCCAATCCAACGATCCTCGTTGCGGACTTCCATTTAGTATACACTTTCTTAGTAGCAGGGAATATGACATCATCCCCATTGATTCTCATGAAAGAATCCCGGGAAACAGCCATACAGGAGGCGGCTCGGTTGATAATACAGAGTAGGGGAAAAGATAGGATGTGGCCCATCATTTGGCCGCGGGTAATTGGAACTGGGGAGGAACCCTTTAAGTCGAGGACGGACTTTGTCAAAGAGTGCACAACGAGTTTGCGGAGGAATGCATCAGTAAAACTGGGTACCGACTCTGGGAGTTGGAATCTAGTTCTCTCGAGCATTGCTTCTGCAGCTTCTTTTGTGTACGTCAAGAAAATATTATCCGTGGCGGCAGAATAGTCACCACTGACAACCTTTTCTCCTTTAGACAATTTCATTGGACGTAGTGCATCTTCAACATTAGCACCGCCAATTAGTTGAAAGACCGGGTGTTCACGCATCTTACTGTGCCAGGCCTTTTGGACCGGCGTAAGTAGCTGCAGGAACCACTCAGCCTTAGTAACAATCCGAACTTTCAGGGGCTCCGTCAAACCCGTTGCGCCTACCATCATCGGTTTCCATTCCGACTCTGGCAGGCCCAATTCTCCAATCGCCTCAGCGATCAAGTGTCTCAACATTCTTTCCCAGAGGTAGTTCAACGGTCCATCAGATGAAAGATCAGTATCTGTCAATCTAAACTGCTGGAGTACCTTCTTCACGACGGGATCTTCAAGAAAACCTTCTAACGGGAAATCCCGGATATAGGCTTGAAGACCCCCTTCCTGACGAGAGTACTCATGGCAGGCAGAAACACTGGGAGGGAATGGCTTGCAGTAATCTGCCACCATTTCTTCACCAGGGGGACAGAACTCATCTAAAGTTCTTTGGATCTCGAGAAACATGCGCCGCTTACGTGGCAGCACAGACGGTTCGATACGGGCAACAGATTTAGAAAAATCACTCACCTTTTCTCTCACCATCTCCACTGTAAAAGACGGAAACAAACGCTTAGAGTACAGTAAAAGAGCACCTATTCTGTACTTCCTAGCCTTTCCCCCACCAGTCACTCTATTACGAATGAATTTGCGAAATTCACTGGTAATAAGACTGTATGGGTTAAATCGCTGAACTGGTGTATCATCTCCGAGCATGTGAGGCAGCCAGAAGGCTGTCCATGACTTGAGGACGGACATTAGTTCAGGGACCGAAGAGCTGGGAGGAACAGGACAGAGAATGTTCTCGAACTTGTACCCCAAGAGTTGGAAGGAATCAATTAGTGCGTCGTTGGCTTTACGCCAACATCCCTTAGCACTCAACCTTGCTACCTGGACTGGATCCCAAACCAGTTCAGGTAACAGTACGTGAAGGTCAGCGCTTGTTGGTGTGCTTCTCAGCACACGACGAGGTCG